TAACCAACTCTCACACCTTTCATGTGAGAATGAACCCCTGATGAAAGCGCCGGGGCGTTCAGCGTACTCTTTGAAATTGCTGGCTGAAAACCTTCAGAACTACCAGCGAACGCAAGCTAGATCTTTGCGTTGGAACCAACATTATCAACTTGCCATTGATAGTGTTGCTTCTGAAGTCCGTTCTGTATTGAATGGGCGTGATCTAGAACCGATGTCTTTAGGCGACGTAGCAGCATCGGAATCGATTCAGCGGAATCTCGATAAAAACGCAGGTTACTACGCTTTTGAGACCGGAAGGCGGTCAAAGGGAGAGAATCTTGCTGAAGCGATTGAATGGTGTTCCGCGAATAAGGAGGACATCCTTGCTCGTGGACGGTACGCTCTACCTCTAGTCATGAGTCACAGGTCGAGTAACTCGAAGCCAACGGGTTCAAAGACGTGGAAGTGGAGATGCCGAGTTATACTCATGCAGGATCTGAGAGCCGTTTTGATGGATGGTAGATTCGCTATCCCATTCATTACTAGCTTTCAGCGAGTGCCATGGGGTGAAGGTGGGATGACGAGTCCCGAGATCAGGACGTGGGTTCAGCTTGCGAGAGAGCATTACTCTAATTGGTATAGTTCCGATTATAGTAAGTTTGACACAAGCCAACCCGCATGGCTGTTAGAAGACGTTTTCAAGAAGGTGATTCGACCATTGTTTGGACATCTTTCGGCTGAGGACGAAGCTCTGTTTCAGGTAATGGTTGAAAGTTACATCCATAAAGATGTAGACACTTTCCTTGGACGAATTCACATTGACGGCTGTCAAGTATCGGGCTCGCTGATGACCTACGCTATTAATACTGTGGTGAATCAAATTGTAGACCGCACCGCTCTTCTGATGCAAGGCTGTGACTATCGCAACTTTACATCGTTGAAGTGTGGGGACGACAATCTTACGTATTATAGCGTACATGAACCCTGGGATCGTGTGAAGCATGCTCAGTTGATCTTGAAGTACTTTGGCATCAAAACTACTCTTGACGAAACCGATTGCGGAAGCGCGCGGAAGGATGATCCTCACTTCCTTTCGAGAGTGTGGACGCGGGCTGGTGAGCGCCGTTCGATTAATGAGGTTCTTTGGAACCTAATTTATCCTGAACGTCGACGCAATTATTCACCGGCCTTTACTGGTGTTGCGGTTAAGAGGGCCGCTGCGTTAGTGTTGTATTGCGCTTGCCTTGAGCAGGATGCTACGATGCGTGATTATTTTGACGTAGGTCAAATCCGAATCGACGCGAATATTAGGCGTGCTGACGAAGTTGGAGTATACCATGTTTTGGCTAACATGGGTTCTGGATTCAGGACTCCATGGATTAACTTCACCATTGATGTCTCAGTGGGTGGTGGAGGTACTAAAAGTCGTGGGTTAAAGTCAAGTGCTTGAAAGACAGAAGCTGGCTCCCTTTCCCATATGAACAGAGGACATTAACACTCTGTGCTAGTAGGCGTAG